AAAGCCACAAATGGTCTGTATCAAGGAATAGTAAATCACTTAGTTTTGTTGAAGCACTACCTGTTTGGCACATGTCCTTAACAGGGATTAGTGGAATATCATAGTATGTTGCTACTCTAAATCCAACTTCTTGTCCTTTAACTCCTCTAACACCGTTTACGGTAGGAACAACTTCTTTTCTATCCATAAATCTTTCTTGGCTTTGTAACAAGTCAGCAAGTGCTTGAATAGTATCGTAGCCTGTTAGAATAACCTTTGGAGAACCACCGGCTAGTCTTAGGTTTCTAATCATATCATTGAGTCTTGTTAGTGTTAATGAACGAACATCACCGGAAGCATAACCACTTCCAAAGTCTACTTCTGCATCAAGGAAAGAGGCTGCGGTAAATCTTTCACTACCGTAAATCTTTCCTAAAGCGTTAGAAGCGGAAGTAGTATCAGTTGCGATAACTCCACCATCAATTGCTAGAAGTTCTGCTCTTGAGGTAATAACCTTGTTTAAAGAAGTATAGTTGTGTCCGATATTTGGCATAGCGGATGATTCACCATAATGCTCTAGTGGCATAACCAACATTTTATTTTGAACTTCTGCGTGATGCTTCCCCATATCTTCTCTCATTTGCGCTCTAATGTCACCAATTCCATCATCGATTTGAGCCATTTCCATAGCAAGTTCGCTAAAGTCAAATTGATGTGCAACGACTTTAGGACTCATGTTGAGTTGTGCATATGTTGGAGCAATTGGGCCTAGTCCGTCTTGTGCAGTAGAAAGGGCAGCATTTTCAGGAACACCACCAATCATATCTGCTCTTGGACTATCCGAACCTAACTCTGCTAAGTTTTCTGTTCCGCTTGCATCAACAGTAAACAAATTACCGCTTCCACCGGCAGGTCTTGACTTTAGAACTCTCCAACCACTAGAAGAATATGGTCTTTTTGAAATCATTGAAAGAGCATTAACTTCTCTATTCAACATAGACCATACTTTCTGTCCGTAAACAATATTGTATAGTGCTGATACATCACTAACGGCACTACCGGAAAATGCCGGAGAACCATCGTGTCCTGTATGTATTCCACCTATTGCTCCGGCTTGCTTTAACAAAGCGTTACCGGCAGGTAAATTGTTTATTCCATATGTGCTTGCTTCTAAATCTGCTATTGTGTTAATATATCCACTCATCTTAAATTCCTCCTACCATTTTGTGAATGTCCGACCAATCCATGTCAGCCATCTCTTCCATACTTGGGAGTTTAATTGCGGATTCTTCTTGTGCCTTTAGAATAGTCTCTTTTTCAGCAGTCAAAGATTTCCTTAGTTGTGTAAATTCATTCTTAAGAGAAGCAATTTCGCTTTGTGCATCATAGTTTTGCTTGGCGATAACATTCTCTCTTGTTGAAATTTCTTTAGCGAATCTTGCTTCAAAGGACTTCTTTAGGTTGTCATAAGCAAGTGCTTCAAGTTGTTCTTGTCGGAAAGCCTCGTAAGCCTTTTCGATGTTAGCGTTTGACAAATCAAGAGTATCGAACTCTCCATTGTTAAATGCTTTAACAACCGGCATATCGGAAGCAGTTGGCTTACCGTTATTAATAACGATACGGTCAGCAGGTTCGCCAATTTGGTTTCCTGCACCATCAAGAGTTCTTAAGTAAGCCTTTGCTTCTTCATCTTGATACTCGGCCATTTCCTCTTCATCCGCCATTTCTTCATCTTCCTTGTCCATATCCATGTCTTCTTCTTCATCCGCCATTTCATAGTTTCCTCTTTCCATGTCGTCGTCGGTCATTTCCATGTGGTCTTTGCTATGGCCTTTTTCATCCATCTCTTCTTCTTTACGAAGCGTATTTACTTCTTCTAACAAAGTATCTAACTCTGCTAGTGCTTTTTCTAGTTTATTACTCATAGTTTTTTCACCTGTTTTATCTTGTTTCAAAATATCAAACCTCGCTTCGGGGTTAATTCCTTTTTCGCATATAGTAATTTCATGCAACTCTAACTTGCTGATTTCATTATACTCTCCCAAGTTTTCATTACTTTTCTTTACTTTTTGGAGGGCTTGACCTCCTATGCTAAAAGACCTTAACGACCCTTTGCGAATATTACGACCTACTTCTTTGGCCTTTTCTATATCATCTCGTAGTTTAATTACCACAAAAAAACCTACATCATCTACTTCGGATTTCCAAAGTCTTCCTGTTTTGTCTCTATAAGAATCTACTACTTCTCCTACTTGAACATTAGAGTGATTTGTCATTACATTCCTAAATTTAGAATCTTGCATAAATTTAGTGACTGCTTCATTAAGTGCCTTTAGTGTGATTAAGTCATTTTGCTTATCAACAATTTCAATACTAGCATATCCGCCAATCATTAAATCATCACTGCGACTTTTAATGATGGAGAATCCATCATTCCTAGTTGCTAAGACTGCCGACGACATTACGCTCAAAGGAAAAAAATTTCCTTCTAATATATAATACACACGGTTATTTTAAACGATTAGTCTTCTTTTGGTGGTAATTTAAGACTACTAAACTTATCTTCATAAATATTCCACAATCCTTTATCACTATCAGTATCAGCAGGTTTCTGTTCATAGCCTGTCCATGCCAACCACATTCTTTTTCCTTTAACTTCAAGCATTCTAACATGAAGTTTAGTTTCAAATTTATTACCATCTAAGAAATATTCATGGTAGCCTTCTTTTTGAACACCTAATTTAACATCTCCACTATCAATCAGTTTACGCTTTGAAATATTCTTGGCAACAATAGCAGGGAATTTACCTGCTTTTCCAAATAATTCAAAAATATCATCTTTAGAATCAAGTCTAATCATCCAATTAATGCTTTCATCACCTAACTTCATTACTAAATTTAGATTATCATCTTCTCTAAGATATAATTTAAATTCTCCTGTTCTATACTTTTCCGGTGTTTTGTATTCTTTTTTTATGGTGTCTAGCATTATTTTATCATTTTCAGCAAAGAGTTTCTTTGTTTTAGCATCAAAAGATATACCATCTCTATTCTCAAACCAATCCTTTACCCTAGTTAATTTACTATCTAATATATCTTGATAAATATCTTTATGATTCTTAACTAAAAAGTTGTGGACTTCTTTAGGAGTCTTTGCTCCTTTTTGTTTTAAGTAATTAAATATAGCAACTGTAAGTTTAGATTGTTTTGTTTTCATTATTTCTTCCGCTTGATTTTTCCATAGGTCTAAATCTATGAGTGCATTTTTAGCCATTAGATTATCTTGCTCAAAACCATAAATAGTAAAACCATCCATGTCTCCTTTGATTATAATATTAGCCTCGCCGTGTATGTGGTCTGTAATGACTATTCCTTTTTCTACTTCTTCGACATTATAGTTTAATGATTTATCAGTATCTTTTACTAGCATTTGTAAAGATACTAATTTGTCCGGTGTTTCGGATTCAGCAATTTCATTTATTTTTGCCGAATAAACAACAGGCTTTCCTTTAACTTCCTTTACCTTATCTATTGAAACTCTAACAATATCTCCAACATCGGCTGAAACTTGAGTATTAGTGGCATTACCAACATTAAGATAATTTTTACCTTCTATCTTTTCATCTCCTTCTTCTACCGGCCCTGCTCCTAACTTGTAAGAATAGTTAGAACCGCTTTTCTTTTTATCAAGAACAATCAAATCTAATTCTACAAAGGGCTTCCATCTAATCCACTTTGGGTTTTTCTTAGTTCCTAAGAAGTATGTTGAAGTCGCATCTTTAATCATAACTCCTTCGGCAGTAGGCATTTCCATAATCTTCTTAGAATATTCTTCAACATCTTTTAGACTATCCGCTACTCTAGTATCTTTTTTAGATGGGAATGTTAATGCTTCACTAGAATGAATAGAATAATTGTTAAACATTATTTGCATTCTGTTTTGTAAAGTATCTTCCATTAGGTTTTCTTCATTATGTCTCATAATATCAAAGACATGTATTCTAGGAGTTCCTTCTTTTTTACCCGCTAAATATTCTACTGCGTCTTTTCTTTTCAATGAATCTTCACCATCAAATAAAACTAAAGAAGCATCTAATATGCAATCACCAAAGTGTTTTTTCTTTAGTTCTTCAACTGCTTCTTTACACTTTGATGTAATGTCTTTACCTGTATAATCATAAACTTTTATATTTTTATCTATTTTATGAAGTTGTATTCTAAAACCATCATATTTTTCTTGAACATAAAATTCACCTGTAAACCCTTTGAGTTCATCCATGTCTTCTATTGTAAATATTCTATACATCGGTTTGTTGGGAATAATAAAATCGCTTTGTGCTTTTTCTTTTTCGGATTTCTTTTCTTTGAGAATAGTTTTCTTATCTTCACCTTTATCCTCTTTGGCCTTCGCTTCATCTAATTCAGTATCTATGTCTTCTAGTTCCGCCCAATCCTGTTTAGTATTCTTAGATAAGAATATTAATTCTAGCATATTCATAGCGGCTTTTACTTTTGTTTCTACTTTCTTAGAGTCTTTACCATCACCATAATGTTCTATGATGTAAAGTGCAACATCATCAACTTCTAAATCTAATCCTGTTAAACCGTCTGTAATATCATCGGGTTTCATATCTTTAATTGAATATGCTTCTTTTGGTAGTGCCTTATCATCTTCTCTAATAGCATAGTGAACAAACTTAATCATAAGTTCGGGTGATTCTAATAATGCTTCTAACACATTACCTTTGAATTTTTTAGCGAAAGGGTCGCTAACTTCATCGGAAGAATACCTTAGTGCCTTGATTCCTTCATATAACTTTTCAGCATTGTTGGTGCTAACATCGGAAACATCATTTGATTCTAATAAGTCTTCATCAATATAATCCTTAAGTTCATTTGAAAGAGCATCGGTCATTTCATATGCTTCTTTAATTTTATTTACTGCGTTTCTCCATTTAGAACCGTATTCCTTTGGGTCGGTTCTTGCTGAAAGATAAGCGACTCTCGTTCTTTCAAAGAGTCTTAGAATATCTGTGGATATTGACTTATCCTTCTCAATAAGGAGAGGCATATTACATCACTTTCTATCTTTTTTGAGTCTTGGACTTCTTGGAGGAATGACTTTTATTTCTTCAATAGTATATCTTTCCGAACTACCATCGGCTGACTTGGCTATGACTTGTAATTTTGCATCAACAATAAAACTAGGATTAGATGAAGAAGAAGATTCTTGTTCTACTTCACCAAGACTTTGTGAAAGTCTTTCCATAAGTTTATCCATTGAAAATGTTTTACCAATCAAAGAGCCGGTGATGAAATAACCGAATTTCTTCGGCCCTTCTCCTTCTTGTTTCTTTAAACTCTCACCCGCTAAACCATACCCTTCTTTCTTTTGAGTTTGATTAGTAATCTTAGAAGCATCTTGCACCTTTGGCCTCTTAACCTTCTCAACTTCGGGGTCTGTATCTATTTCCAATACTTGAGTTGGCTCAATGTTCTTTCTTTGTTTTGCGCTTAATTCTTCCTTAGCCTTTCTTGCTTTTTCAATAGCAAGGCTAACTATTCTTTCTTCTTTTGTTACTCTTTCCGGCATTACTGACCACCTACATTTTCTACCATTTTGTGAATATCTTTCCAGTCCATGTTTCCAACATCTTTCAGTGGTGAACCTGCACCAATTGTATTATCCATCTTAGGAGTTGGAGTATCAACAACGACAAAACCTGACTTCATCAATATGTTGTCATCATTGTAAACTGCTTTTTCTAAACTCTCTATCTTAGCACTAAGGGCTTTAATAATTTCAAGTAATTCTTGATTAATTGTATTTTCTTCGCTCATTTCTTTTCCTCCCTTGGTGGATATACTAAATCTCTTAATTGTCTGTAAAGCAACTCATAGTCCTTACGGAGTTCCGTAGCCGAGGCGACTATATCTACATTCCGTTCATCCATAGACTTCATTTTCTTTGTAAGTTTCTTATCGGACTTAACCAACTCTACATCTTTTAATGCACTAATTAATTCGCCTAACTTAGTAAAGTCTTGTCCAAAAAATTCAGTTGGTTGTGCCGCCTGTAATACTTTCTTTAGACGCTTAGTTTGTTTCTTATCCAATGTGTCTAATATATTCTTCTTTACTTTTTCTTCTTTCTTTATGGTAAATTCTTTACCTTCCTCGTAGTAATCCCATGTCATTTTTCTTCCCCTTCCTTTTTCCTTTTGCTAGGTAGTATTTTACTTCCCTCTTCCGGTTTAAGTAGTTTAACTTTTATCTTATTTTGTTCTTCAAATTCTGCTATTGCATCTTGTATTGTATTAGTCTGTGTTTCCATTTCTTCTTCAACCGTTTTAACTAATTTTTGATATTGCTTAATGCTTATAGGTAAGTCTCTAACTAATTTTTGTTGTTCCCTATCTATTATTTCTTTGTCTAGTAAAGCCTCCCTTATCTTTTCGGGAGTATCATACACTAAATCTATTTTCAATGAAGAAAAATCTATGGAAGTTTTTTTAGTATTGAACACATTATTCAATTCTTTAAGGCTATTTTGAAATTCAGTTTCTATTTTAGACCTTTCTTTCATTAATCTCTTGAGTTTTTCTACGCTTTGTTCATTAAGTTCATCGAGATAATTAGGGCCATACTTGACTTTTTTCTTTTCTTTTTCTTTCTTTTCTTTTTCATAGGCTTCTCTTTCTTGAGCAGTCATTGGTTTTTCATCACTTGTAGAAGTTGGTTTTGGTGTTTTATCCTCAACTACCATTTCTTTAGATTCTCTTAATTTTGCAGGTCTAGTGTCCTTAATACTTTCTATAATTTCTTTTAGTACATAGTGTGGGTCGGGATTACTAGGATTAAAATTAATTTTTTTGGTTTCATTCATCATTCTTTTTAGATAGTCGAAACTTGCTTTTAGTTCTCGCTCCTGTTTACCTCCAATCATTCTAGCACTAACACCCGCTAGACCGCCTGTTTTAGATGTTCCATAATCTATTATTTTTTTGTATAGTTCATCTATTTCACTTTCATTTATTTTTTTACCTTTTAAATCTATTTTATTTTGCATGGTTTTTAAAGACTTTAAATAAACATTCTGCATATCTTCTACATACATTTCAGCAAAAGTCTCAAATTTTGTTTTTTTATCTTCTTCTTCTTCTTCAACCATAATTAATCCCTCTTAGCAGTAGGAACAGAAGTTTGTTCTCTTGGAGGAGGAGATGTTTCGCCCAACTCTTCAAGAATCTTAAGCCATTCTTTCCCTTTGTATTTTTGTGGCCTCAAAGATTGTATTTGTTCTACGACCTTAAGATATTCTTTTCTTTGTTTTCTATATGATTCTACAAACTTTTCTATGGCAATAAATACATCAAACATTTCATCTATTTCCCCTTTATACACTTTGAAATATTGTTCAAATGTTTTTTGTTGTCTATCCATTATTTCTTTACTTCTGTTAATTGTTTCTTCCTGTTTTTGTTTTATTTCTTCCTCGGTTATTTCAAATGTGTCTATATTATGTATTTCCGCTAAAGAACGGTAAAGATTCGTATTCATTGTTTGTATTGCCTCTATTGCTTCTCCTGTTGGCTTACCTTCCCCATTTATTTTTATATGAGGTAGTATTGCTAGATATTCTCTCATCTTTCCTTTTATCTCATCAGCCTGTTTTTGTTTTGTTTGTTCCTCAGTTAGTGGCCCAAATTTTATTTCACCGGAATTTATTTTCATTTCAAATGTAATTTTTTTGCCAAAGTCACTAAATTTTTTCTTATGTCTTGCCACAAACTCTTTATGTCTTTGTCTCATATCTTTGGGGCTTCTTCGGACATTTGGCGTTCCTTCTCCCTTTGTTTCAGTAATAAGTTTTTCTCCAACAACAAAAGATACATGAGGTATTCTTGTTTTGATAAAACTATCGGGAAAAATATTTGTTATTACATCAAACAAACTGTCCTCCATTTCCTCTTCTAAATCAGTCAGTTGATTAATTATGTTTCTTCCTAAAACTTGAAGCACTTGCTCATCCTTTTTTCTTCTGTTTTGAATCTTTTTCTTTTGACTTGCCACAAACTCTCTAAGTTTCTTTCGCTTTGTTTTTCCTTCTGTTGTTATATCTTCTTTGTTATATTCAAAACTATCTAACATGTGTTGCTCGATGGTCTTGTTGCCCATTGTTTCTTTTAGTAATTTTCTAATCTTTTCTATATTTTCTTTAATTGTATCTGCATATTCAGCCGTCTCGTCAAACGGCATAGTTCTTACTTCTATGTTTTTATTTTTATCAATGTCATATCTTCTATACGCTTCAAAGTCTTGTTTCTTTAAACTCAACTCTTTTATACTTTTCTTTGTTCTTCTTAAATCGGATTGTAGTTTTTTCTTCTTATCCTCATATTCTTTTTTATCTTTTATGGTATCATAATACTCATTAACTTTTTGCACCGCATTATTATGCTTATCCATATATAGTTTATATTGATTAGTAGGTTTGTGTTCTTCTTTAGGTAATGTTTTATTTTCTGTCTTGGCTTTTTCATCTTCTTCTTTTAGCCTAGAAATCAATTTTGCATTATTTTTTAAGTTGCTTTCTAATGAACTAAGTTGTTCTTTTCTATCTTTTTCAACTTTTTCTAAATAAGTTTCATAATTTTTCATTTGTGAAAGTTCTTTTTCTAATTTTTCTTTCTGTGAATTAAAGGCTCTTAAGGAGTTAGGTGTTAGAGACTCTCTATAATCTTCATCTTTAATAGGCTTAACTTGTTTGGAAGGTTTAGTAGGAAGGTTTTTGGGGTCTGCCTCTCTAATAGGTAGTTTACCTTCCTTTACTTTTTTACTTTCTTCAAGTTCTTTTATTTTAGTTACAGTAAGTTCCAATTCTTTATTAGCATTTCTAAATTGTTTATCTTTCTCAGTCTTCTTTCTTCTTTGATTACTTGTAAGTTTAGTTTTTGGGTCAAAGGACTCTTGAGGATTAT